TGGTGACGAGTACACTAACTCATATGACAAGGACACTGAAGCACAGTGGCAGTCTAAGTTTGAGAATGGGTACGCTGATGGTGTAGCAATGCGAGAGAGACAGAAAGACATTTTAAACAATGCAAAAAATGTTAGGCGGTACTAACTTTGTTCGACATGTTAAACATATTAAGACAGGAATGTTGACCTATGTAACCAATAGTTGAACATCTTTGACGTGGTTCAAGGGGGAGTTGCGACTTTCTCATACTTATATACCCCCTCAGATTTTTTAGTTATTTTTAGCTTCGTGTCGTACGCAGGTGCGTAAGTCAGATTTAAGCCATCCTATAAGTATGTATAACTAAGTATAAGTATATGTCAAAGGGGGTCTGGTCTATGTTGTAACTTTAGACCACAATCCACCCCTCAACACTGTCGCTTCTCTTACCCATGTTCATACCAGACATAAACTTTTCTAGTTCATTGTCTAACATCTCGTCCTTACGTACCTGTATTTCTTTATCTGCATCTGCTGCCATCTGGTCTACCCAGTACTGTACAGCCATAGCAAGTACGTCCAACCTATCGTCATGTGCTAAAGCACCCCTAGCCTTTGTTATACGTGTCATCTGGTACGTAAGCATGTACTTAGCAGCCTTCTCAGGTGGCATGTGCTGCGTACTCTCGTAGTCCCTCTGTATTACCTTAGGGTCTATGACAAGCCTATGCTGGTTCATAACAGGCTCTAGCGTGTCGATGATACGTGCTTCCTTCTGCTTACTGTGTCGTACCTCTTCAATCGTGACGGGGTACGTCTTCTCTATGTAAGGCTTGAGTAGCTCAGTAAACATACCGTCACCGAAGTTACTCTCAACGAGTACCATGTTTACCTGATGTATCTTAGCTATGTCCGTCAGGTGCTGTAGTGTACTATCAGAGTAGCCACCCTCGACACCACCAGCGTCAACCACGTACAAGAAACCGTTTAACATCTTAACCACTGCGTAAGCAGTCTCATCTGAACCTCTACCAGAGGGGTCAATAGCTAGTACGCTTCCAGTGTACTCAGAACGCCCCACAGTGTCCTCTGGTGCGTAGAACTTATCTCCAGACAGTCCGACATTAGGAAGGTCACTGACGGGCTTCATAATGCCATAGATGACCTTTTCAGGAGCAGAGGTCTTGTCACAGGACATAACAATGAGGTCACTTAGTTTAAGCGGATATTTGTTCGCATCAGAAAGTGAAGTATCCAGCATAAACTGCAAAGCAAAACCACTTCTACCATAACTCAACTCTCTTTCTAGCAGGTCTTCCTCGTCAAAGCGTTTAATGTCCGTAGGAAGCCCGTACACTGCGTTCTCTTTATTTTGTATAGTTTCATACACGGAAGGTGCTAAACGCCCTCCATACGCCTTCTCTGCCCGTTCTAGGGTAGGATAACGAGCAGGCCATACTCTCATCTCGTAACCACGGTTCAAAAGAGTGTTGTACAGGCTCATTTCGTTCTGTGGCGTACCAAGGTAAATAATCTTACCGTTAGGCTTTAAAACAGCGTCAAACTCCTTTACACTCTCTGCAAGACGCTCTCGCATCATATGTGTCATAGAGTTATTAGGTACTTCAACGTCATCAGCAATGATAATGTCTGCACGAGAACCTGTAAGCTGACCTGTAACACCTACAGACTTAACTGAAGGAGAGCCAGCAGCTTTAGCTGGTGCTACGTCAAAGGCAATCTTAGACCATCTTTGACCCTCTTTAGCAATCAAATGCTGACATATAGGTAGTTCTGTAATGATACGCTGTGTAAATGTACTGAAGTCGTCTGCACGGGCTTTAGAAGCCGATACAACCATGAACTTCAAGTCAGGGTCTAGCAGTAGCTGGTGTACTACGTACGCTGCTGTGATGTAGGATTTACCCACACCACGGAACGCTTCGATAATACAACGCTTTGGACTATGCTGTAGATAACTAGCAATGTCATACTGAATAGGAGTAGGCTCTGGTAACCCCAGATGTTGCCAGACTAGGTACGTAAAGTTCCTAAAGTCATGTAGAGCCTGTGGTACATTAGTCATCGTATACTACTTCGATGTCATGAGCGTGTGCATCGTTTACCTTTGCCCACACAGCGTTGATAGGAGCTACAGAGAACTCCCACGTAGCATACATACGTGACGGATTGTCGTCAAGTAGTTTTACCCACGATTGGTCAGAAGGTAGTGTAACATTCTTAGAAGCTAGGCTTGCGTTATGGCCTCTCATTGTACCTTCTCCGTAGCGTCAAATGGCAAACTTTCTAGTAGCCCTGCCATCGGACTTTCTGCTGTAATTACATCAAGGCTTGCACCATTGTCTTTAAGAAACTTAACAGCTACTGATAGCTCACTAGCCGTAGCTTCACCACTCTGTACACGCATCAGCAAGTCTCTAGTGACTGCATCGTGCAGAGTCTCTATCAGTTGTTTTTCTGTCATTACGATGTAATATCCTTGAACTTATCTTTAAAGTATTTTAGGATACCCTCTTCTTTTTTCTTTGGTTTGTTAGACTTTGGTTTCTTTTTATATTTATCCCCAAAGTTAATCTGCTCTGCGATTGATTGATTACTCATTGCCACTCTCCTGTTCTAATTTGTTCTGTTACTTCGGTAGCCCTATAGCCTACCTGTTTAGCCCAGCGACTATTCAGAAACTCGTTTGCTGCCATATCGTAGTTTTTTTGTTTTAGCAGACCCATTGCGTTTTTGAACTTTGACACTGTTCCTATCCCTACGTTGAAGGTAAAGTTGATGAGGGCTGAGAAACGTACCTCGTCTAACTCCTTCGTCCAAGGAAACCTCTGTACTAGCTGTTCCGTGGCTCGTTGTATGTCGTTTTGTAGAAGCATTTCTGCCTCTTGCTCTGAGATACCTACGTCTTCCAGATTTCTCCCGACTCCGATAGTCCACTTGTCTGCTGTGCATTTGTATGGCTTTAACCTCAGTCCTTCGTGACGTTTAAGTTGTTCTACAAGTTTGTTCATTTTCGTATTCTATATACTATGTTAACGCCTGTGTTTACCATAACGGCAACTAGGGTTAAGATTTGCAAAAATATTGATATTAGTTCTAGTTCCACTATTTAGATACGCCCTTCAACTTCTCGAAGGTACGTAGTCCAGCCATGCCAAGCATAGCGAAAGTAAGTTCAAGCAGGATATCAGTAGGAATAGTAGGCATTACCATAGAACTGTAGCCCATGAGCATAGCAATCCAAGTAGCTACTGGATGACCAATAAACAGCCAAGCGATACCAAGACTACAAGACCAGCCGATAGCAGGTCTCCACCCAGCGACCCATACGGAACGGTGTTTCGCCTCTGCTTGATTAGTTTTAATAGTTTCAATGTTAATGCTGTTTGCATTGTCTATAAGTGCCTTCTCTAGTTCTGCTTTGGCTGCTGCTTTAGATACATTGTCAGGGATAACCTTATCCAATGCAGTACCCAGAATAGGAAGCAACTGTGGTATTAGTGCTTGTATCATTAGTTTCTCCATATGTATGCCGCATAGAGTATACTGACACACACCACTATAATTGTTACAGCTACCGTAGCGTACCCTAGAACCTCTATCAGTTCCTGTCGCTTACGCATAGCATCTTCTCGTTCTTGTATTCTACGTCTACGTGCTTCTCCTTGAAACCTAATCCAATCATGCCATAGGCCAGCACGTCCTGCGTAAATCATAAACTGTTTTAACTCTTCTTCTTGTTGACGTATCTTTTCTAACGCCATAAACTCTTCTAAATCATCCGCAGTATTACCACTCAACTTACCAAACCAAGAGTTCTTTTTCTTGTTACCCCTTTTCTGAAGAGCGTCCTTTGCTGTTACAAAGTCACTGATGGCTTTCGTACAGTCAGCCAGTTCTCTTCCATTGGAAACAAACTTCTTAATTACAGCAAAGGCGGTATTAGCTGCTGCAAGTTCTGCCAGCATAGCTAACTCCTATTTATTATCGTCCTTCATTTTATTAAACAGCACAAACAAAGTTTCAATCTTCTTTTCAGCCTGTGCTACTTTTTCAGATAGGCGAGAGACTAGCCACGCAAAGGCGACTAGTGCTACAAGTTGAGGCCATAAGCCAAGCAATAG